AATGTTCTAACTCCATCAACTGTGATTCTACCATAGAAACGGTTGTTAACCATTTTCTTAGCGTAACGAGTCATTATACCTTTGATAGGTGTAAAGTTGAATGGATTGTACATTGTAGGTGTCAACTGTAGAGGTACATACGGTGCGTAGATGTAACCTGTGTCAAGAAGAGATGTTCCTTTGTGACCCAACAATACTGTGTTTGGTGGGAAGTAAGGATCTCTATACACTTGGTAACGTCCTGCTAATGTACCAACTCTTTCAATACCCATATTGTACTGATCTTGCTCCGGTGAAGCGTTAGATACGTGGAAGTACTCAAGATCATCAAAGATTGCAGAAATTTCAGAAGATACTACGATCCAGTTAGCACCACCACGAAGAGTTGACTTGTGGATTTGAGCAGACAACTGGTTGATTGCAGTAATCAACGTCTGGTTCCAGTCTTTCTGAGTGTAAGAAGTTGTAAGAGACAATCTTCTCCATCCGTTGTAATCCCAACGTAAAGTCCAAGCTGCACCTTTTCTAAGGTCACGAAGGATTTCACGGTCGATTTCAGCAGCAACTTGCTCAGACAATAGTGCTGTAAGTTCTGCTTCAGCATCGATATTGTGGAATGCCGCAACGTCTTGTGCAAGTTCTGGTGACCACTGAGCTCTTAGTTTTCTTTCTGTTACAGAAACAGTTACTGACTCAAGGTCAAAAGAAACCTCACCAATTTTTTCTTCAAACTCAAGTTCTTCATATCTTCTCCAAACAGCGTGGAAAGAATTTCCAGACTGGATAGCCGAGATAGTAGAACCTGTATATCCGTCAAGTGAATCGTCACCACAAGTAGCACAAGCTGGACAAGAAAGATCTACTTCAAGAATAATACATCCTTCTGGTGAACAAATATCATAGAAAGATCCACCGTTTCCATCAGCCGGGAATGTTGTTGACGTGTTATTACCATACTGTACAATACCTTTTCCGTATTTTTGAGTAACAACTCTAAACAATAATGGTGTTGAAGCTGTAGGAACCGGACATACGTTAGCCGCGTCAAAATCTAAGTTAGTGGCAGGTATAATTTTAAGATCAGAAAGGAAAGATTCTGTATCAATTTCATTTCCATCAGGACCAATTAATTTACCAGCACCAGGGATATTAGACCAACCACAAAGTTTGATAAGAACTTTTCTTTGATTTCCATTAAGTTCGTCTTCAGCAATCGGAGTTAAATCACCATTTGACCACTTAACAACTGTTGTATTTGCTGTAACCGCAGACCAACGACCTTTAGAATAGTCAAAAAGACCAGCAGGATCAAGTCCAGGCTCACCACCTTCGTAGAACAAATCATAAAGGTTTTTAGCAAATGGTTGGTTAGACCCATTATAACCAGGGTAACCTTGTCCTGGACTATTAGTGCCATTATCTACAGCCTCAGGTGAACCAATTGGTGCGTAATGTTCAGCACCATTAGGAAGTGCGTAAGTCGCATCCGGATTAAACCCTTGGATACGAGGTACAAAGTAGAACAATTTACCGATTGGTAAGTTCATAGCTTGTACAGAAACGATGTCGTTTGCTAATAATTTAGAGAATACTCTACGTACGATTGGGAAAACAACAGTTTCAAACGCACCGTTAGATGCCTCAGAAGTTGCTTCGTTGATTAGGAAAGACGCCTGGTTCTCATATAACTGAGCTACGTTCTCTTTCAAATGACCTTTAAGTCCTTCTAGGAACCCTAATCTGTCCCACTTGTTAATTGTATCTTCTTTGATAACTTTAAGGTGCTTAAGACCGATGTTACCAACAAGACCTGATTCTAATAATGCTCCCATTTTTATTTGTTTTTAGCTTTATTTTAGTTTTATGTATATTATAAATATACTGTTTTGTTAAAAAGTTTATTTTTTACTTGATTTTTCCCATCAAGTCTTTCATTCTTAGGAATTGTGGGTTTTCGTAAGTTTTAGATTCAATTAAATTTACTGCAGATCCGGTAACCGGAGTTTTAGATACAGTTCTTTCAAATGATTCAGAAATCGTCTTTTCTCCAACCACTTCATTTCCTAATTCATCTTTAATTACTTTGTAGAGATTTTTAGATTCTTTTAAAGTTTCAACATTGTCAAATCTTCTAAGAATGTTAATTTTCTCTTGTTTTGTTGTTGAGTGTTCTGTGAACAATCTGGTTGCATACGCCAAGTTTGAGTTAAATACTGCAACTTCGTTAAGTTTAGTTCTAAATAAATCAAGAGCTTTTCTGTATTCTTCATTTTTAGTTCTTAACATTTCTAACTCTTCAGTACTTTCTTTTCTCAAATGTCTTGGTGCCGCTTTAGGTTTTGGTAAACTATCTTTACCCCAGTATTTACCATTACCATATGTTCTTGCGGCTTCTTTGGCTTCAGTTTTTTTAACTTTTTCCATTTTGCCACCTTTCATCATATTCACCCCTTCCTTGTATTCAAATTTTGCTTTACCTGTACCCATAGTTTTGTTGGCATTTTTCTTTACAGTTTTAAAACCACCATCCATATTAGGTTTTTTGCTCATTTTGTACTTAGAAGCGGATCCCATCCCAACACCTTTAGCTTTGAATCCTTTTTTAGACTCGTTCATCCAAGACTCCTCGAACTCCTCGAACTCGTCTTCTTCATAATCAGTTCCTTCATCACTAAGAGTCATTGATTCACCCAAATCACCATCCTCGATTTCAAGCTCATAAAGAACTTCGTCATCGTCTTCCTCAAGAGACTTGTAATCAATATCCCCAAAGTAGTCTTCCTGACCAAAATCGTAAGGATCTTCATCCTCATCTTTAAATGAGAACTCGTCTTCAAACTCATCCTCATCTTCGTGATGTTTTTCGTGACTCATCTTTGGGTACCTAGGAAGATCTCCAAATTCATCACCAAATAACTCGTCTTCGTAATCTCTAGCTTCTCTTCCGTAAAGTTCTTCTAATTCAGATTCACCAAGTTGGATTAGGTATTCCGTATCATTTTCATTATCTGATAAATGTATCATATTATCATCTTGTTTTACAATAACACCATCATTGTCTCCCATTGCCTTAAATACTCGTAGTACCTCAGCGTCCGAAGCTCCAGTAAGATCAATAGTGTCATCTTCTTCAGAATCCATAGACATATCATCTGTCATATCTTCATCACCCATCATTAATGAGTCTTCTTCGTCGTCTACTTCTTCTTCATTATCAGTATCCAAATCCATCTCAATGTCAGACTCGTCTTCCATTTCCATTTCATCATCAACCTCTTCTTCATCCTCAACCTCATCTTGTTCTTTAAGAGATTCTTTTACTAAAGAGCTGATTTCTTCCTTCATTGTAGAAGAAAGTATTCCTTGTGCATTT